AATGGTACAAATTACACAGACGTTGTTGTTACTTGTCTTTTAGATTATGGTGAACCAAATGGACAAGATGCTGTTGATGGCGCAAGTGCCACAGACAGTTTATACGTGTTTGACGAATTAGGTTTAGTGAGTTATTCACCTTCAGGCACAGGTAAATTATTAACACACGTAATTTTCCATCCTGTACAAAAAAGTTTAAACAGATTAATACAGATTGATTACACAGTCAGAGTTCAAAGTTTGACAGGTTTTAACGAAGGGTAATAAATGGCATACACAATTAGTTTTACTGATGCTGTTAACAAAGGCACAATCACAGTTGAAGACAACACAGTAAACAACGAAACCAGTATTAATTTTCCAGGAAAGAATACAACTTCGTATGGAACAGTCATTGCGGAAAACTTTTTACATTTACTAGAAAATTTTGCCAAAAGTTCAGCACCACTGAGACCGATTGAAGGTCAACTTTGGTTTGATACTTCTGCTGGAGTAAATCAACTTAAAGTTTATGACGGAGCAAACTGGGTAGCATCAGGTGGATTGAAAAAAGCAATCAACCAACCAAGTGCATCTGAAAGTATTTCAGGTGATTTATGGGTAGACACAAATGCTCAACAATTATATTTGTTCACAGGTTCGGGTTGGGTACTGATTGGTCCACAATACAGTCAAGGTTTAAAAACTGGAGCAACTCCAGAAACTGTGACAGGCACAGACGATTTATCATACAGCATTGTCAAATTAGAAGTGGAAGCACAAACAGTTGCTATTATTTCAAAAAATTCATTCACACCTAAAATTACAATTCCAGGTTTTTCAGCATTGAATCCTGGAGTAAATTTAAGTTCAACAAATTTTGGATCAGATGTAAACAAACTTTATGGAACATCTGAAAAAGCAGAATCATTAGTTGTTGGTAACACAACAGTTGCCGCAGGAAACTTTTTAAGATCAGATACAACATCATTGACAGATTTTCCAATCAAAATTAAAACTGATGATGGATTAGAAGTTGGTGCCGCAGGTACATTTAAAATATTTGTGGAAAACCAAGCGGGTATTATTCAATTAGGCACACAAGATGAAGAAATAGATTTCAGATTAAACAGTGGTGGTTCAGTATCAACTGTGATGAGAATTAGTTCACAACAACAGGTTGGTATTAATACAACTAATCCTGATGAAGCATTAGATGTTGTAGGAAATATAAAATCATCTGGTTCAATCACGACAAATAACACAGCACCTTCGACTAATATTGGTTCAGGTGCTTTAGTATCTAAAGGCGGTTTAGGAGTAGCATTAGATGTTAATGTGGGTGGAGCAGGAACGTTTGCTGGTAACATTACAGCACAGTCAATTTTACCAACACAAGATATAACTTTTGACATCGGATCTAACACAAAAAGATACAACACAATATACGCAAATAATTTAAACGCAGGAACTATTGTAGGAAATGTTACAGGTACTGCTAGTAGCACCGATGAAGCAAACAGATTATCTTCTGCTTCTACATTTAGAATGACAGGTGACGTCACAGCAACTGATGTGTCATTTCAAGGAGACGAAGGAACAGCAAGAACATTTAACACAACAATAAGTAATTCGTTTATTGGCAATCAAACACTTACAACAACAAGTCAAGTAAGTGATGAAATTATTTTAAACAGAACGACAGGTACTACTGGCATATTCAAAACGACTGTGGGCACAATCACAAGTGCTATTCCAACTCCACCTGTTGGATCTATCACGATATTTGCAGGAGCAACTGCTCCAGCAGATTGGTTGTTCTGTGATGGTGCAGAAGTTCAAAGATCAGTTTATAACCAATTGTTCCAAGTGATAGGCACACAGTTTGGTACACCGTCCAATACATCAGTGTTTAAACTGCCTGACTTACGTGGAAGATTCCCATTAGGTAAAGACAATATGTCTAACCCAGGTTTAGGACAAGGTTCAGCAGACAGAGTAACTTCTCCAGTGGCAGATGGTTTAGGTTTAGGTGCTGGTGACGAAAAGAAAACAATCACAAAAGAAAATTTACCAGATCACGAACACGACTTAAGAGCAAACAATGGAGATCAATTCTTTGCTTCAAGAAACATAGCAGGTGCTTCTACAGATCCAGAAGTAACTACAACAAGTGGTCCAGATTTATCTAACAGTGCTGGTGCTCAGCAATTACCTAACTCAGGTGGTATTGATGGCACAATTGGACAACAAATGGATGTGATGAATCCATACTTAACTTTGAATTACATAATTTATACTGGAGGAGCATAATGAGTTATAGATTGAATAAAACTGATGGCAGTTTACTTGTAGATCTAGTTGATGGTCAATTAGACACAACTTCCAGTGACTTAACATTGATTGGCAGAAACTATTCTGGCTTTGGTGAAGTATTGAATGAAAATTTTATTCAATTATTAGAAAATTTTGCCAACGCATCTGCCCCTATAAATCCAATCAGAGGACAACTTTGGTTTGATACAGCAGAGAATAGATTAAAAGTTTACAATGGTTCAGCATTTACTTCATCTGGTGGAACCACAGTTGCTGAAAATCAACCAAACATGGTCGCAGGTGATCTTTGGATTGATAGTACAAAAAGTCAATTATATTTCTTTGATGGCGTAAGATTACAATTGGTTGGTCCTGCTTATTCAACAGCACAAGGCACATCAGGTCATCAAGTTGCGAGTGTGCTTGACACACAGAATATTACACAAACAGTTGTTAAAATGTTTATTGGTGGAAATCTTGTTGGAGTTCATTCAAATGCCAACTTTACTCCAGTTTCAAATGCAAGAATTCAAGAATTAGTTACATCTTCAAATCCAACAGGAAGTTTAGTTAAAGGCTTTAACACAGTTGGCACAGATTACAAATATGCTGGAACGTCAACCATTGCTGAATCTTTAATAGATGGTAATGGTGTTGTGAGAACAGCAGATCAATATCTTGTTTCAGACAGTGATGATCTTACAACAGGTGCACTAACAATACAAAATAATGCTGGTTTGACTGTTGGTTTAAATCAAAACACAAAATTACAATTCAACAATAATGCTTTCCAAATTGCTAATCAATTATCAAATCAAGATGTTGAAATCACGGTGAGAACACCTGCTGAAGTTTCAGCATTCAAAATTGATACTTCTGCGTCAGCAGTTGGAATTTACAAAACATCTCCAACAGCCACACTAGATGTTGGCGGCAGTGTAAACATTGATGGTAATTTAACTGTTGGCGGAACAACAACATCTGTTGACACAGTAAATTTAAGAGTTGAAGATAAAAATATAGAATTAAACATAACAGGATCGGGTCAGACAACAGACGATGCAGGAGCAAATGGTGGAGGCATCACGCTGAAATCAACAGATGGTGACAAAACATTTGCTTGGTCAAATGGCACAGATGCTTGGACTAGTTCTGAATATTTAGATTTTGCTGTAGGCAGAGGAATTAAAATTAACACAAACACAGTGCTTCTTGAAGACACACTAGGAGGTTCAGTTGTCAATTCATCTTTAACATCTTTAGGTACATTAACAAATTTAAATGTAGATGATGTAAACATTAATGGCTCAACAATCACTAGTCAAAATGGTGTGTCGTTAAAATTAAACTCAGCCACAGCCGCAATTGAAGTTTTAAGTAACAAAAGAATCACAGGTGTAGGCACACCAATCAATGCTTCAGATGTTGCCACAAAAGAATACACAGATGGTTCTACAATTATCAGTTTACAATTAGATGTTTCCGGATTCACACAAAACAGTGTAGGCAACAATTATCTAAACGTGAGAGAAGTGTTAGAAACGCTTTATCCTGTGGCAGGATATAATAGCGGTTCCGCAGAACCACCATTAGGTGTGTTTGCTAACAGTGAAATACCAGCAAGAAGTGATGGTGCTTTAGCAAGAGTATTGACAGTTGATTACGGTGCTGGCGGTGGATTTAATATTCCAACTATTGATTTTTCAGGTTTAAAAAACTTTACGCAAGTGGATCAAACAATCACAGTACAACAAAGAACAATTCAAAGTGTAACGTTTGGCGCACAGGATCCTAACTTAGGTACAACAACAAAAATTACAACAACTGCTTCGCATTTTTATGAAGGTGCTCAACAAGTAGTGATAACAGGAACAACTGTGGTAAATGGTGTTACAGCAAACATAGATGGCAACTACACAATACAGACGGCAGAATTTCCAGCAGAAACTCAGAACTATGTGAGTTTTACAATTAATTTAGACACATCTGCGGCAGGATGGCAAAGTGCTACGTGTACAGTAGGTTCTGTAGAAAGAACTCCAACTGTGGGTGCCGCGAATAAACAAGTGGTAGAAGATGTATCAAATGCTTCAAATGTAACAGGAACAATCACATTTGCTCCCACAAGAAAACTATTACAATTTGGTGTAAATGGTGGTGCTTGGACATTTGACAGAGAAATAACACTAACATTAACTTCGTAGGACGATAAATATAAGAAACAAAGGGTATTATGGCATATATTGTTAACAAATTTGATGGAACACTGATAGCAACTGTAGAAGACGGCACTATCGATAACACAACTAATCTACGTTTCATAGGTAAAAACTATGCTGGTTACGGTGAAATCCAAAACGAAAACTTCTTACACCTATTAGAAAATTTTGCTAGTGGCACACAGCCAACTCGTCCACTGGGTGGTCAGATATGGTTTGACACATCTTCAAGCAAATTAAAATTTTACGATGGCACAAAATTTAGAACAACAGGCGGTGCTGAAGTAGGCTCTACTGCTCCAGCAGGTTTAACAACTGGTGACTTTTGGTGGGATTCAGCAAACAGTCAATTGTATGCTTGGGACGGCACAAGTTTTATTCTTGTAGGGCCACAAGGTACAGGAAGCACAGTAACACAATTTGTTTCAAGACAAATCAAAGACAGTCTAAATGCTAATCAAATAATTATTGAAGGAAAAGTAAACAATGAAACTGTTTTAATTTTCAGTTCAACAGCATTCACAATTGGCACAGCAGATCCTTCAAACACAATCACAGGATTTGATGTTGTTAAAAAAGGTATCACTCTAGTTAATACACAATCTACAACAAATGGTGTAACAACAACTGACCACAGATTTTGGGGAACAGCAAGTAACTCGGACAGATTGGGTGGATTTTTAGCATCTGATTACATCAGATCAGGATCAAGTGCTTTTTCAAGCATTGTTAGATTTGGTGATGTAGGTTTCACAGTTGGTGATTCAAATGATTTAAAAGTAGCAATAGAGAATGGATCTGAAGCAGTAATTGCCAATGAAATTGGAAACAAAATAAGTTTGAAAGTAAATGACACAGGTTCTGTGAACGAGATTGCTTATGTTAGCACAGATGGAATTAATCCTGGCGCAGGAAATAAAAATTTAGGAATAGTAACAGACAAATGGTATGAGGTACACGCAAACTATTTCAAAGGTTTGGCTGACAGTGCTTCAGGCATAGAGTTTGGTGCACAAACATATCTAGGCGCAACCACAGCCGTAAACAACACAGTGGCGTTGAGAGATGGCACAGGCACAATCACAGCAAATACTTTTGACGGAATAGCAACATCGGCTTCTTACGCTGACTTGGCTGAAATCTACACAACAGATAAAGAATATGAAGTTGGCACAGTGATGGCAATTGGCGGTGACGCAGAAACAACAGCATTTTTTGATGGTGGTCCATTTGGTGGAAATGTTTTTGGTGTTATATCAGGCAGTCCAGGATTTTTAATGAACAAAGATGCTGAAGGACAACCGATTGCTTTTGTAGGTCGTGTGACAGTAAAAGTACAAGGCCCAGTTGAAAAAGGTCAAAAAGTTTATGCGAAGGATCTTGGTATCGCAACTGCTACCAAAAAAGGACAATTGGTAGGTTTTGCTTTAGAAACAAATTCAGATGAATCCACAAAATT